GCTGCTCCAGGGCTGCGAGCAGCTTCGGTCCGACGACGGCGGCCACGTGGACCTCCTCGATCCGGACGGTCAGCGCGAGCAGCTCGTCGTAGAGCTCGTCGTCCAGGCCGGCGCGCGCGACCTTGCGCAGGGTCTTGGCCAGGCTCCGGGCGATGGTCGCCGAGTCGTCGAGCTCCAGCGCGTACCGCTTGGCCAGGGCCACCGTCGCGGCGTCGGCGTCGGCCGGCGTGCGGGAGCGCAGCGCCGTGTGCAGCGCCGTGAGCACCGAGGGAGTCCTGCGACGGGCCGCCAACTCGCTCACCGCCTCTCGCGCTGTCGTCCGCCGGGTAGATGCACGAAACGCGTACCTGGCCCCAGGTGCATGCGTTCCGTGCATCCACGCATGTAGGCTACGGCCCGTAACTAAGTTACGACCCGTAACACAGGCGAGGGAGTGGCGAATGGCCAGAGGCCCGGTATCTCACCTGGACGTGCCGAGCCGCCTCGTCGCCGACGTCTGGAAGCACCTACGGGCACGCGACGAACGCCCCCGCCCCACGGCCAAGACCCCGGTCCGCGTCATCGTCAACGCCGCGACCGGCACCACCCGGGTCGACCTCATGGAGGAGATCGGGTACTGGGGCGTCACCGCGACGGAGTTCGTCGACGAGCTCCTGGCGATCGACGCCGAGACCATCGAGCTGCACGTGAACTCCCCCGGCGGCGATGTCTTCGACGGCCTCGCGATCATGAACGCTCTGGCCGACCATCCCGCCACCGTCAACGTCGTCGTCGACGGGATCGCCGCCTCGGCGGCCAGCTTCATCGCCATGGCCGGCGACAGCATGAAGATGAACCGCGGCAGCCAGCTGATGATCCACGACGCGATCGGGTTCTGTTACGGCAACGCCGGCGACATGGACGACACCGCGGCGCTCCTGAGCCGGATCTCCGACACGATCGCCGGGATCTACGCCGACCGTGCCGGCGGCAAGGCCGAGGACTGGCGCGACCTGATGCGCGCCGAGACCTGGTACTCCGCGACCGAAGCCGTCGACGCCGGCCTCGCCGACGAAGCCGTCGCCGGATCCAAGAACCCCGACGACCCCGACGACCCCGACCCGGCTGACGAGGATCCGGCCGCCGTCGACGACCCGCCGGCCGACCCCGAGGACCTCGACGACGACGCCGAGGACGACGCCCCCGCGGCCAAGTTCGCCGCGGCGTTCTCCCACTTCGTGTACGCCGGCCGCGCTCAGGCGCCGGCTCCCCCGATCCCCGGCAAGCGGCCGGAATTCCAGTTCGACCCGGACGCCTTTCGGGCGGCCTTCCAGGAAGGAATCACTTCGTGACCACCAAGATCGCGATTCCGAAGACGGCCGCCGAGCTGGAGGAAATGCTCGGCAACTCGGCCACCATGCAGCAGGTGTTCTCGGACAGGGCGACCTTCACCGAGTTCATCGCGTCCTACGCCAAGGCCACCGTCTCGGCCGACTCCTCGATCGCCGTCCAGGTCAAGGAGGAGACGCAGCGGGTCCTGACGCAGTGGCTCAAGGACAACCCCGACGCCAAGCCGGTCCAGCGCCTCAACCTGGACCCCAACGCGCCGGTGAACATCAAGGGGCAGGGCCTCTACTCCAAGACCGCGCCGGGCGCGAAGATCGACCAGGAGAAGGTCTTCGACTCCAACCGCGACTTCCTCTCGAGCATCTACCACCGCAACGGGACCGAGGACGCCCTCGGCAAGCGGGCGAAGCTCGAGGCGATCCGGAACGCGTTCGGCTCCACCGTCGGGTCCGACGGCGGCTTCCTCATCCCGGAGTCGCTCCGCTCCGAGCTGCTGCGTGTCGCGCTGGAGACCGCCGTCGTGCGGCCCCGCGCTCGCGTGGTCCCCATGGAGAGCCTCACGGTCCCGTTCCCGACCATCGACGCCACCTCGCACGCCAGCAACGTCTACGGCGGCGTGACGGCTGCGTGGACCGAGGAGTCCGGGCAGCTCTCCGACAGCTCGGCGAAGTTCGGGCGGATCAAGCTCGAGGCGAAGAAGCTCACCGCCTACAGCGAGGTCCCCAACGAGCTGTTCACCGACAGCATCATCTCGCTGGAGACGTTCATCGGTGAGATCTTCCCCGAGGCGATCGCGTGGTTCGAGGACATCGCGTTCATCCGCGGCACTGGCGCGGGCGAGCCGAAGGGGTTCCTGAACGCGTCCGCCGCGGTGTCGATCACCAAGGAGTCCGGGCAGCCGGCGGACACGATCGTGTGGGAGAACATCGTCAAGATGTACTCCCGCATGCTGCCGACCTCGCTCGGCCGGGCGGTGTGGCTCGCGCACATCGACACCTTCCCCGAGCTCGCCACCATGGCCCTGTCCGTCGGTACCGGCGGGTCGGCGATCTGGCTGAACAACGGCACCGAGGGCCCCCCGATGACGATCCTCGGCCGCCCGGTCATCTTCACCGAGAAGGTCGAGAGCCTGGGCGACGCCGGCGACATCAACTTCGTCGACCTCGGCTACTACCTGCTGGGCGACCGCCAGGCCATCCAGGCCAGCACGTCGCCGCACTTCAAGTTCCAGAACGACCAGACCGCCATCCGGTTCATCGAGCGCGTCGACGGCCGCCCCTGGATCCAGTCGGCCATCACGCCGAACAAGGGGACCAACACCCTGACCCCGTTCGTGAAGATCGCGGCCCGGGCCTGACCTGAGCCAGCCCTGGCCGGGCAGTAACGCCCCCGGTCGGGGCCAGTTCCGAACTGGCAATCAACCCCCAGAAGGAAGGCAACACCATGCATGCAGTGGAAGGGCTCGGCGCAGTCTTCAACGTCATCCACGAGGCCAGCGGTCTCGACATCCCCCTCACGAACGCGGGGGCGGTCTCGTTCGTGTCGTTCCTCGCGGCGGGCACGCAGACCCTCACCTTCACGCAGACCGACTCCACCGGGGTGGAGTCCGAGATTGACCTGAACATCTTCACCGACAGCGACACCGGCCTCCCGACGACCGGGGTCTCGCGTATCCACGCCGGTCCCGGCGTCGGTGGCGGCTGGGTCGCGAAGACGACCAACGACCCGAACGCCTTCGACCTGACCACGGACGCGACCAACGACTGTGTCGTGATCACGGTCCGGGCCGCGCAGCTCAGCGACGGCTACGACCAGGTGCAGTGCACGGCGGGCACCGGTACGTGCGTCGCGATCATTCACGACCTCGCGGTCATGCGTGACCCGGTGAACCTCAAGTCCAGCCTGGTGGCGTGATGACGAACTTCAACACCATCCCGTTCGATCCGGCGCTTGGCGTCAAGGTCGAGTACGCGAACATCACCGGCTCGACCTCGCACTCCGACGTCACCGACCTGGAGTTCCAGGAGCACGGCGTCGTGTTCAAGCGCCAGACCGATGGTGGCACCCAGGTGAACCACTACACGAAGTTCATCCCCTACGCGCGGCTTCTCGAAGTTGAGCAGATCAAGGTCGTGGAGGTCTGACATGACAACCATCATTCAGGGCACGCAGCTGCGCGACATCTCGCTCGGCAGGTACCTGCAGGGCAAGACGTCCGACTTCACCGCCGGTGGGGACGCCACCTACCAGGTGTTCACCGTCGCGGGCGGCGAGGTTCTCATCACTGCGCTGTGGGGCGTGGTGGACACGGTGATCGGGGTCGAGACGGGCACCCTGGCGCTCGTCATCGACCCGACCACCGGGACCACCACCACCCCCGTCGTGGCGTCTGCGCCGAGCGCTGCGGACACTGCGGCCGGCACGATCATCGGGTTCCGGGACCAGGGCGACGCCACGATGGAGTTCGAGTCGGGAGGCTTCCCCCTGCCCCCGCTCGTCGTCCCGACGGGCGAGATCGAGGTCCTGGCCGCGTCGTCCATCGACGGTGTCATCGATTGGTACTGCACCTGGGTGCCGCTCACCCCGGGCGCCACGGTCGTGGCGGCAGCCTGATCATGGCGAAGATCAGCAGGATCGGCGGGTTCACGGACGCGACCGCCCGCGGGTTCGTGTCGCCGGCCGACGAGCTGCGAGCCCGCGGGAAGCTCGGGCCGTACGACGACCCGCCGCAGGACCCCGAGACGCCCGCGGCCGCGGATGCATCAGCATCGGTGGCCGCGGCCGCCGACGCCGTGGAGGAGGAGTCGTGGCCTGGGAGCAGCTCGGAGACATCGCCCACGAAGCCGCCGAAGAACGACGAGCCGAGGAAGCCCAGCCCCCGCAAGCGTGCCCGCACGGCGGGCGGCCGCTCCGGGAGCACCGCGGGGTCTGGTACTGCCCCGACGGGGACTACGAGTGGCCCCGCGACGGGCGACTGATCTGACCGAACTGCACGACCTACCAGGAGGGAGGGGTCATGGCGCTGAAGGACCGGCAGGGCATGACCTACGCCTCCCGCCAGGACGTCAAGCGGGCACTGGACATCGTCGAGACCGCCCGCGCCGACGACCAGATCGACCGCGCGCTGGCCTCGGCGACCGACGGCGTGGAGGGTCTGCTGCTGCGCCGGTTCTACCCCGAGATCGACACCCGGTTCTTCGACTGGCCCGACCGGTCCGGCTCCCGTCCCTGGCGACTGTGGCTCAACCAGCACGAGCTGATCTCGGCCGCCACGCTCACCAGCGGTGGGACGGTCATCGACGCGGCCGACTTCTTCCTCGAGCCCAGCGACGGGCCGCCGTTCACCCACCTCGAGATCAACCTCGGGTCCTCGGCGTCGTTCTCCACCGGTGACACCCACCAGCGGGCCATCGAGGTCGCCGGCGTGTTCGGGTTCGGCGCCGACACGGAGGCGGCTGGGACGGTCGTCACGAGCATCGACGACTCGACCACCACGGTGGACGCCTCGAACGGCACGCCGCTGATCGGGGTCGGGGACCTGCTCCAGCTCGAGGACGAGCGCGTCACCGTGACCGACAAGAGCTTCATGTCGCCGTCGGGCACGCACGAGCTCACCGCCGCGGTGCCGCTCGGCTCGACGGCGACCATCGCCGTCACCGACGGCAGCGAGTTCGTCCCGGGCGAGGTGATCCTCGTCGACGCCGAGCGGATGCTGATCATCGACATCAACGGCAACAGCCTGGCCGTGAAGCGGGCCTGGGACGGGTCCACGCTGGCCGCTCACAGCCTCGGGGCGGACGTCCTGGTACAGCGGCGCCTGACGGTCCGTCGCGGCGTCCTGGGCACCACAGCCGCCTCCCACTCCACCGTGGCGATCGCGAAGCACCTGGTGCCGCCCATGGTGCGCAGCCTGACCGTCGCCGAGGCGATGGCTGTCCTGCTCCAGGAGCGCACCGGGTACGCCCGGGTCATCGGCGCCGGCGAGGGCGAGTCCGAGGTGCGCGGCGTCGGCCTGGCCGACCTGCGCGACCAGGCCCTGCGCGCGTACGGCCGCGGCCGCGCGAGAGTGAGGGCCGTGTAGATGGCGCGCAAGAGGGTGAAGCTCGAGGGGATCTCCGGCCTGCGGGACGACCTGAGCGAGATCTCCGCCGCACTGGTGGACGACATCGTCGTGGCGGAGGAGATCATCGCCGAGGAGCTCGCCGCCAACATCTTCAGAGACACGCCCTACGACACAGGGGATCTGCAGTCCAGCGTGCGCGCCGAGGGTACCCAGGTGCACGTCGGTGGACGTCGTGCACCGCACGCGCAGATCGTCGAGTCCATCACGCCGTTCATCCAGCCGAACGTCGACGCGATGCGCACGGAAGGCCCAAAGCTCGCCCGTGAGCTCCTGGCCAAGGAGCTCGGCCGATGACGACCATCGACCCCGCCGGCGCCGTGCAGACCGGCCTGCGGAACCTGTTCCTGTCCGACGCGGAGATCCAGCAGTACATCTCCGGGGTCCTGGACGAGGTGCCCGACGTCGCCGCGCGGAAGTATCCGTTCATCGTGATCCCCGACCTGACCTCGGTCCCGGACGGCACGCACGACGACCCGGGACGCAGGGTCACGGCCCGCATCCAAACCCTGGCGCGCGGCGACGTCGACGTCCCCGCTGCCCGGCTGGACAACCTGATCGGCGCGCGGATCGTCGCGCTCCTGGACCACGGGCACAAGATCCTCGACCCGTTCGTGACCGGCGCCACCATCTGGATGGTCCGGCACGTGGAGTCGCGGAAGATGCCCGACAACGACCGGACCGTGCGCCGGCGCCTGGACCGCGTAGACATCTTCACCTCACAGAAATAGGGAGACCGACATGGCCGCACTGACCACCATCGACATCGCCACCGTGCTCGGCGCGCCCGACCTGGACGGTGACCTCGTCGCGGCCGCGTCCGGTGGGGACACGGCCGAGGTCGGCGACGGCGTCTTCCTGCTGGCCCTCAACTCCAGCGGTGACGCCAGCGACCGCACCATCACGATCGCCACTCCCGGCACCGTGGACGGGCACGCCGTCGCGGACGCCACGCTGGTCATCGATGACGGGGACTACGGGATCATCCCGCTCACGGGCTTGTTCCGGGGCACCACCGGCCGCGCGTCCATCACGTACAGCGACTCGGCGGCGGACATCACCGTCGCCGTCTACAAGCTCGGAAAGTGAGGTAGCCATGGCCGGTATCGATGCCTTCGGCACCCAGTTCAAGCGCGACTCGGACGGTGCCGGAACCTTCGTCACCGTCGCGAACGTGTCCGACCTGTCGGGCCCGTCGCGCACCCGTGACGCGATCGAGGTCACCGCGCACGACAGCCCGAACCAGTACCGCGAGTTCGTCAAGGGCCTCAAGGACGGCGGCGAGGTCACCCTCACGGTCAACTACGACCCGTCGAACAACACGCACAGCGCCCTGGACGCCGACTTCGAGGAAAACGCGCTGCGCGCCTACCAGGTCGTCGTGCTCCCCGGCGAGGCGGACGAGCACACCTGGTCGATCAACGGGCTGATCACGAACCTCAGCGACGCGTTCCCGATCGACGACCGCATGGAGCGTGAGGTGACCCTGAAGATCTCGGGCAAGCCGACCCTCGCCGCGACCTGATCCACCCTGACCAGCAGTCACATCTCCAGGAAAGGGGGCCAGCGTGAGCAGCATCAAGGACACCATCCTCAACGCCCAGGACCTGAAGTGGAAGGACGTCCCGGTCGAAGAGTGGGGCGTGACCGTGCGGGTCATGAGCTTCACCGACGAGCAGGTCGGGGCGTGGCGCGCCAAGACGCAGGCACTGCGCATGAAGCAGCGCCGCGGCGACCCCGACGTCGACATCGAGGTGGAGATGAAGCACCGCCGTGCCGAGCTCCTCGTCCACTGCCTGCGCGACCCGGAGGACGGGTCGCGCATCTTCGTGGACGGCGACGCCCCGAGGCTGGCGACCAAGAGCGCCGGCGTCATGCAGGCGCTGGACGATCTTGCGATCGAGCTGTCCGGCCTCGACAAGACCTACAAGGAGCAGGTCAAGGACGCTGAGGCGGATTTCTCGTCCGGCCAGAACTGAGGATTCAGTACGACCTGGCCGTCGCTTTCCATATGACACCCGGGGAGGTTCTGACGAGGTTCACCGACGCCGAGATGATCGGCATGGTGGCCTATCAAAACCTCTACGGGCCGGTAACGCCGCAACGGCTGGACATGGTAGCCGCGAGGCTCGGAATGGACATCGCCGCACCGCACATGAAAAAGGGCAAACGCCCGAAGCTGAAAGACCATCTGATCCGGTGGAGCCGCAAGGTGAAGCAGAAATCAGGCCGTGAGCTGCTGGGAATCCTGAAGGGTATTCAGGCCGAGTACGACCGCCAGGAGGGGTAGGCCATGGTCGACGACATCACCATCAAGGTCGATTCCGACGTCAAGGGCGCGACCTCTGGCCTGGCGCAGCTCGACAAGCCGCTGTCCAAGCTGGACGGCGACACGAAGACCCTCGACTCCTCGACCAGCAAGCTCGACAAGTCGTTCGGCAAGATGGCGTCCGGGGCGCTCTTCCTCACCTCGGGGCTGGATGGCCTGCAGGGCGGCATCGACGCCGTGCGCGATTTCTCCAACCGCACGGAGATCCAGAACGACAAGCTGGCTCGCTCCCAGCAGGATGTCGAGCAGGCGTCCCTCGACCTCGAGCAGGCGTCCCTCGACCTCGAGCAGGCCATCCTCGACGTCGACCAGGCGGAGCGCGACCTCGCGCAGGCCGGCATCGACGTCGAGCAGGCCCAGCTCGACCAGAAGATCGCGGCGCAGGATCTCGCGGACGCCATCGCGGAGTACGGCGAGAACAGCCTGGAGGCGCAGCAGGCAGCCATCGACATGAAGCAGGCCGACGAGGACCTGAAGCAGGCGCAGGAGGACGCCGAGCAAGCCACCCTCGACACGGCGCAGGCCCTCACCGACCAGGAGCAGGCCGCCCTGAATGCAGAGTCCGCACAGACGGACCTCAACGAGGCCAACCGTGCGAACTTCGCGCCGTCGGGCATCGAGCAGGCCCTGACGATATTGGGCCAGTTCGCGCCGCTGGTCATGATCGCCGTCGGCGCCGTCCAGCTCATGACCGCTGCGCAGGCCGGCCTGAACCTGGCATTCCTGGCTTCCCCGATCACGTGGATCATCCTCGCGATCATCGCCCTGATCGTGATCATCGTGCTCCTGGTGAAAAACTGGGACGCGGTCACCGAAGCCATCGGAAAAGCATGGGACTGGCTGAGATCGAAAGCCATGTCGATCTGGACCAGCATCGTTGAATTCATTGCCGATGTGACTAAGAATGTGGTCGCTTTTGCGAAGCGCTCCTGGGATTCTTTCGTGGCCAACATCCGTTCCGTCATGATCTCCATCGCCGTGTTCATCATTACCCGGTGGCTCGCGATCAGGGCGTTCTTCGCGGTGACGTTCCGGATCATAGGAATTATCTTCTCCGGTTTCGTCACCAGCGCAAAAAAGATGTGGGACGGATTCGTCAGTTTTATCGGTTCTGCGGTCGGCAAAATTGGGTCTTTCCTGTCGGGTATCTGGGACGGCGTCACTGGCGGGCTGCGGTCCGCGCTGAACGGGGCGATCGGTCTGATCAACGGGGCGGTCGGCGGGATCAACTCGCTGATCGGCGGTGCGAACCGGGTCCCTGGTGTCAGCATCCCCTCGATCCCCTACATCCCGTTCCTCGCCGACGGCGGCATCGTGACCGACGCGACGCTCGCCGTGATCGGCGAGTCCGGTCCCGAGGCCGTGCTGCCGCTCAACCGCGGCCTCGGCCCGGACTTCGGCGGCGGCCCGCAGGAGGTGTACATCTACCTCGACGGTGACGAGGACCTCGTGCGCCTGTTCCGCCGTGGGATCGCCGACCGGGGCGGGAACGTTCAGGACGTCCTGGGGACGGCGGCATGACGGACTACATCGTCGAGCTGCTCGTCGACGGGCAGTGGCAGAACATCACCTCGGACGTGCGGGACAAAGCGCCGATCATCATGGAGCGTGGCCGGCGCGACTGGGCCACGGAGACCGACCCGTCCACGTGCTCGCTGCGCCTGAACAACGGGCCCTCCCGCGTCGCGCAGGGTGTCCAGGGGCGCTACAGCCCGCTGAACCCCCGCTCGGACCTGTTCGGCAAGATCGGTCCCAACACGCCCATCCGTGTACGCCGGGACGTGCCACGCGAGTCGTTCCTGTCCATGCCCGGACTCGAGTCCTCCTACGCCAGTGCACCAGACGCCGCCGCGCTGGACATCACCGGGGACATCGACATCCGGATCGACCTGGAGCTGGCGACGTGGCGCCCCGACGCCGACGTCGGCCTGGCCCGCAAATACTCACTGGTGTCCGACCAGCGGTCGTGGGCGCTCCTCCTCGACGAGACGGGCCTCCCCTACCTCCGGTGGTCACCCGACGGCACGCTCACCAACTCGATCGACGTCTTCGCCACGGAAGCGGTCCCCTCCGACAGCGGGCGCGTGTCCCTCAAGGTCACGCTCGACGTGGACAACGGCGCGGCCGGCAACGACGTGACGTGGGAGATCGCGACGGACGGCATCGACGGCACCTACACCCAGCTGGGCGATGTGGTCACCACGGCGGGCACCACCTCGGTCCACGCGGGTACCGCCCCGGTGGAAGTCGGGCGCGTGAACGACCCGGACGGGACCGGCATCTTCTCGATCCCGGTCCAGGGGTCGGTGCACGGGTTCGAGCTGCGTAGCGGCATCGCCGGCACGGCGGTCGCGAACCCCGACTTCACCGCGCTCGAGCCCGAGACGCGCACGTTCACCGACGACGCCGGCAACGAGTGGACCCTGACAGCCAGCGCCACCCTGGTCGACCCCAGCATCCGCTTCACGGGCGAAGCGAAATCCTGGCCGCTGGAGTGGGACCTGTCGGGCGCTGACCGATGGGTCAAGCTCACCGCCGCGGGCATCACCAGACGTCTCCAGCGGGGCAAGAAGCCCACGAAGTCGAGCCTGTTCCGCGACCTGTCCGTCAAGGACGACGTGGTCGCCTACTGGCCGCTGGAGGAAGTCAAGGGCGCAACCCGATTCACCTCCGGACGCCCCGGCGACACCTCGTTCCTGCGCCCGATACCCGCTGACCAGGTCACGCTCGCGGCCGACGGCGAGACGTTCTTCGCCTCCGCCCCGCTGCCCACCCTGGCCGCCGGCGGGATCCACGGCCCCGTGCCCCGGTACACCCCCGCGGCGAACCAACGGTTCGTGTCGCTCATCTCGATCCCCGCAGACGTCTCCTGGCCCGTCGAGCGGCTCCTGTTCCGCCTCTACACCACCGGCAGCATCGCGCGCTGGGACATCACCAAGACGCCCGCCGACGCTACCCGCATCCGGTCCTTCGACAGCGCCGGCGTCGAGCTGTCCACCAACCTGGTGGGCCTGGCCCTGTTCGGCATCCCCGGAGCGTTCTCACTGTGGCTGCAGCAGGACGGCAGCGACGTCGACTGGCAGGTCGCCATCTTCCCCCTCGACGGCACCACGGCGCTCGCGGCTTCGGGAACGGTCTCCGGCGAGACGTTCGGCAGGTTCTCCCGGGTCTCGCTCGGGGAGACGCTCCCCAAGGAGGACACGACGGTCGGGCACGTGTTCATCCTGAACGACGACGTGCAGTCGATCTGGTCCACGATCCGCAACTCGATGGTCGGCTGGACGGGGGAGACGGGCCTGGCACGTCTGGTGCGCCTCACGAACGACGAGGGGCTGCCTGTGGTGCGCTCGATCGGCGCGGACGACGCCGAGACGATGGGCCCGCAGCTGGTCAAGACGCAGATGGAGCTGCTCCGGGAGGTCCCTGGCGCCGACCTGGGCATCCTGACCGACCGCCCGGACGCGATCGGCCTGCAGTACCGCTCCCGGATCGACCTGTACTCGCAGGATCCCGTGCTGGTCCTGGACTACTCCAGCGGGGTCCTGGGCGAGGACTTCCGCCCGGTGGTCGACGACCAGAACATCATCAACGAGGTCACGGTGCAGCGCGTGCGCGGCGCCGAGGTCACGGTCTCGGACACGACAGGGCCGCTGTCTGCCCTGGACCCCCCGGCCGGCGTCGGGCGGTACGACGTCGCCCAGGACGTCAACATCGACACCGACGAGCGCCTGGAGGATCAGGCGTTCTGGCGTCTGCACCTCGGCACCGTCGACGAACCGCGGTTCCCCGAGGTGCCCCTGGACCTGCGCAACGAGCGCGCGGCCGCGCTCATCGACGCCGTCCTGGCTGTCACTGTCGGCGACATCATCCGGATCACGAACCCGCCCCAGTGGCTGCCGGGCGGCCCGTACGACCTGCTGGTGGAGGGCATCCGGGAGGAGAAGACCGCGGTCACGCACAAGATCTCGTTCAACTGCTCCCCGGGCAGCGCGTGGAACGCGTTCTCGCTGGACGACGACGAGCTCGGCCGGCTCGACACGGGCGGCTCGACGCTGGACGAGGCGCTCACGGCGACGCAGAGCGTGTTCGACGTCGCCACCGCGGCCGGCTCGCAGGTCTGGATGCGGCAGGACGTCGCGCTGGTGCTGCCCGGCGCCGTCAGCTCGTACGCCTCGACCCCGGACGCCGCGGCACTGGACATCACGGGGGACATCGAGATCCGGGCGGAGGTGCAGCGCAGCTCCTGGTCCGACATCGACGCTGCCGGGGAGGTCCTGGCGTCCAAGTTCGTGACCACGGGGAACCAGCGCTCCTATCTCCTGCGCCTCAACCCGACCGGCACGCTCGAGTTCTTCTGGTCGACGACCGGCGCCGACTCCCCCGGCGCGATCTCGTCCGAGCCCATGCCGCTGCTCACCGGTGGCCGGGCCGCGGTACGGGTGACGCGTGACGCGACCACCGGGGACGTGACGTTCTCCTACAGCGACTCCATCGACGGCACCTACACGCAGCTCGGCGCCGCGCAGACCAGCACTCCGTCCGCGATCTTCGCCAGTACGTCGCCCCTGCAGGTCGGCGCCGGCGGCGGTATCACCGGTCCCTGGGACGGGGTCATCTTCGCCGCCCGGGTCTACGACGGCATCGCCGGCACCGTCGTCGCGAACCCCGACTTCACGGCGCAGGCGATCGGCGCGGGCACGTTCACCGACAGCGCCGGCCGGGTGTGGTCTGTCACCGCCGGCGCACGGATCGAGCCCGGCGACCCGTTCGACATCCTCGTCGCCGGCGAGGTCATGCGCGTGCACTCGATCACGGGCACCACCTCACCGCAGGAGTTCACCGTGCTCCGCACCGTCAACTCGGTAGCCAAGACCCATAGCTCAGGGACCGCGGTAGCCCTCGCCAAGCCCGTCGTCCTGTCACTGTAAGGAGCCCGCCCATGCCTCTCCAGTACCTCGCAGGTCAGCGGCTCACCGCCGACGCACTCCAGCGCGCCGTCCCCGACCGGGTCGTGTCGGCGAACGACCAGTCGGTCACGTCGTCCATCACGCCAGTCGACAGCGAGATCGTGATCACCGTGGACGATCTCCTCAAGATCGACCTCGAGTTCCGGTGGCAGTCCAACGCCGGCGGCATCCGGTGGGACTGGTCCGAGACCAGTGGTGTCTCCTTCATCTCCCGGTTCGTCGGTTCTCCCGGATTCGCGACCAGCGGCAGCGCCAACAACATCGCCGACATGGCGTGGCGGCACGGCATCAACTTCGGCACCGACATCGCGCTCGCCCACTACTCCACGGGCAGCGTCCAGAGAGGGTCCGAGGTGCTCATCGTGGAGGGATCGGGCACGCTCACGTTCCGGTTCGCGCAAGAGACCTCGAGCGGCTCCGCGACGACGGTCATGGCCGGCGCGTACGCCGTGGTGACGAGGCTCGGCTCATGACCACCACCATGGCCGCGATGTTCCCCGACGTCGCCGCAGTGTCGTCCTGGCCCGCGGTCGCGGCCTACGCCCTCGGCCTGGTCGGGATCCTGTTCGGCCAGTGGCGTCAGCACCGCGTCACCAAGGACGTCCAGCACCAGGTGACCAACAACGGCGGCCAGACCATGAAGGACGCCGTCGACCGCACAGAGCGCGGCCAGGAAGAACTACGAACCATGCTCGCCGAGCACATCGACGCCGAGCCCGCGCGCCGGTGGCGCGCACGTCGCGACGCCGCCGGCCTCGCGACGCTCGCCGCGCTGGTGTCGGTAGCCGTGACCCTCTCCAGGACACGGAGGTAGCCGTGGTGAGCACCACCCAGACCCCCTGAAAGGACACACCTGATGGCACTCTCGAAGCAGGTCACCCCCACCAGCTCACTCAACCGGTTCATGGCCTGGGCGAAAGCAGCCGGCTACCACGTCGGGGAGCACCCGGCCTACGGCGGCGTCACCGCCGCCGTGCACACCGCCGGCTCATGGCACAACGACGGCCTGGCCGCCGACATCAACAAGAACGGCCCACGCGAACGGACCGACCTCATCCACGCGATGATCGTCGCGATGAGCTTCGGCCTGGCCGTCATCTTCGCCCGGGACGGCGTCGCCGGCGTCGCACGCAACCACCAGGGCCACCTCCACGTCGACGTCGGCGAGTGGTCCAACTACGGCGCCGGCAACGTCCCCTCGTCACGCGGCGACGCCAAGGTGTGGAACCTGCAGGGCGCCGTCCACCTTGCCGGCGCCGACCGGGACAACATCTACGGCCCGAACACCGACAAGCGCTTCTACGCGCTCGCGGCGTCGTCCGCGCACGGCGGCGGCCGCCACCCGTACGGCATCAAGTTCACGCAGGACGTCGTCGGGACACGCCAGGACGGCAAGTGGAAGGACGCGTCGCGCTCAGCCCACGACGACGCCGTCGCGGACGCACAGCGCGCCCTGGGCGTCTTCGACGACGGCGTGTGGGGACCGGTCACCGACCAGGCATGGCGGCTCGTGAGGAAGACCTACGGCCGATGACACTCTCAGAAGGGAAGATCTGATGACCACCACTCCCGAACCCACGCCCGACGACGGCATCGGCTGGTCCACGCTCGACGGCGAGCTCGAGCCCACGCCCGACGTCGTGCCCGCCGGTCTGCGCACCGCGGTCTACTGGACGGCGCTCGCCCTGGCCGCCCTGGGGCTCCTCGCCGTCGGCCAGGTCGACGTCTGGGCGCCGCAGTACGCCGACCGTCTCGCCGAGTCGTGGGACCGGATCGACGACTGGCTCCTGTTCGTCACCGGCGCCGTCGGTGTGGCGTACCGGCCGACCCGACGACGATGACCCGGCACCAGGACGTCGAGCAGGACATCCAGGACGTCCTGGAT